AACTCCTATTGATTGAGGAGAAAATTTTAACTTTTCCATCGCTTGCCTGCACGGGTTGCAATATCCGGCGGTTGCGATGACTATCTTTTTCCCGGCTGCGATAAATTCCGGGAAGGTTCTGTCGTTTAGTTGCTGCATTGTTATTCTCCCGTAAATAGATATTCGCCCTGCTCGTTTACAACTTCGAATGAGCACCGGCAGTTCGCGTGCATCGGTGGAAAATTGTCCCCGGGGCTTCTCTCTGAAAATGGAAACTCGGCCCCGTCCAGCGCTTCGCATGTAGGACATACCCGGGTATCTTGCATTGTTCTGAAAATGTACCGGCTATATCCCAAGTCCTCGAAGCCTCGCGCCTTGCCTTCGTTTATGCAGCGTGTTCCCTCTGTGTATATCCACCGTTTTGCATCTTTGTAGTTGACATCGAATCGCTCTTCTACCGTCCGTGCCATTCTCGAATAACTGTCACCACGAATGAGCCCGTCTTTTATGTGATTCCATATCTTCTGGGCGTGTTGTGCTTTCTTGCCTAAAATCTCGGTTGCGATTGTCGCGTCTACTGTATACATCGTATTTGCTACCATCTTCACGGTGGCGTCCGATATCATCGTGATGTTCTGGCCGTTGAGTGCTGCGTTATATCCGAGCTTTGTTGCCTTCTCCAGGTGCTTTTCGTATTCCTCCGCCTCGATGATTCCCTGCTTTAATTGTCCGAGTCTTATCTGTTGTTCTAACCCTTCCAGTCGGTTTATCTTGTAGGCGTTCGCTCTGATGTCCGTCAGATGGGAATATTGAGGGTATTTCGTGAGAAAAGCGTCCCAGTCTCGATATAAAATATCGCGCTCCGCCGGGCTTAATCGTTCCAGCATTGCGCGATACTCTATGATGTTTTTCTTGCCGTATTTCGTGTAATAGGCCGCCAGCTCTTTCTGCACTGATAATAGATTCCGGTTGTATAGCTTGGCGATTTCTTTGTATATCTTTTGCTCTGCCTTCTCCAGCTTTTTGAATTCATCCATTATTCAGTACCCGGATTGTCGTCCGCTGTCCGCTCCTCGTAAAGCGGGTATTCACTCAGCCCTTCCTCAATGTCTATCTTTTCCAGTTCCTCTTTTGGATTTTTAACAACAGAGAGAACGGATAACTGCGTTTCTTTTGAGGTGATGCCTTGCAGTGCTTTGGCTGTCTCTGCCTCGTCCTTTATGTTCTTCGGCATGTTGCGTGTGAATGTATAAGTTATCTTCAGCCAATCATCATCATCCATTGCCGGTGTCGGTATGTGGGCGATGAGCTTATATCGTCTATTTAATCCGGCCGTGAATTTTCTCTCTTTATTCTTCGCCAGGTTGTCCATCTGTAAAAGCTTATAAGCCAGGCTCTCTCCGGATGCTTGTCCGAATTCCTCATCCGAAATATCGCAGACCATCGATAACCTGAATATTAACTGCATCAATCTGTCGAGCAGGTGCTCCTGCGTGTCGTCCGCATTTGGCTTCTCCAAAAATCGAACATCCAGCTTGTCAATGTTGGTGCCGGCCATGTTGATAATTCGTTTATCTCTCAGGTCGTTTAATTGCTCCGGCGTGATGAGCTTCCCGAGTATCAACAGGTAAGCATCCGAGAAATAATCCACGTCGTTTGCCTTCTCTGATAATGCGCTGTTGAATGCGTTAATAAGAGATTCTACCGTTTCAAAGATTCCGATTCTCTCCTCATTCTCATTGTATTCGATAATTGGCACATCTCCGAAAATGTGAGGTCTTTCATCGATAAAGTTGTAGCTGTTGTTGAAATGGTAGACATTCGCACGGTCTGAAATTGACCCTTCGAGTTCTCCGTTCGCGTTCTTATAATATCTTATGCCGTATAACGGGCGGTGGAGTATGCTGTCATCATATACAACGAATGCCTCCTCCGGGTCGGTGTGTGTAATGCCCACGTTTGCGTCTTCGTCCATATATAAGAGCTCCACGCCTACCCCGCAGATATCGCATTGTTTTGAAATTTCCGCGTTCTCATCATCCAGCGCGTTATATGCTGCGATGAGTTGGAGATATTCATGTATACCTTCATCCTCGTGCTGTATCTTCACCGGTATTCCCAAAAAGTACCCGTTGAATATGTCAGTTATGTATTTTGCAAAATTCGCTACCAGTCTGTTGTCCGGTTTATGCTCCGCCTTTTTCTCTTTCTCCAGTATCTCGTATTTGCCTTCATACATTTTGCGCATCCGCTCGTATTTAGGGCGAAGCTTTGTCTTATGAATATTGATAACTTCTTGTAAGATATCCGGGGTCATTATTGTATCGCCCGGAATAATAATTCTGCCTTTGTATAATCTCGCTGTTTGCATTTATAAGTAGTCCCCGCTATATAGCTGTATCTTTGCGTCTCCTGTGATAATCCTAATTATTGATGCCAGGCTGTCTGGTGCGTCGTCGTGCTCTGCCTGTTCTGTATAATCCAATATCTGGTCGATATAATCCGGGTCGGTATCTTCCAGAAAATAAACCCGATTCCAATTTGCCTTCAAATATGATGCAATTTTTATATATTTATTTGTGCTCTCGTGATATGTTTCCACGTAATTTCCGCGCTCTTCAAATGTGGAAGCCAGGAAACCTTTATCGGCGTTTCGTTCCATCCATAAAGTGCCAGCTCTGTATTTCTCTTTGAGGGCTTCTATTTCTTCGATATGTTGTATCACGTGACTTTGCCATATCTTGCCGTATACAACGATAAGGCCGTCTGTCTCTTTTGCTACTGTAAAAGCTGTATAATCTTCGCCGTCGTATGCTGCATCTAAATGAGCGATGCCGTTATATATAAGGGCGGTTTGTGGTTGAGGAAGAAACTTTGCATCTTTGAATAATGCCGCTGTGTCTGCGATGTGCTTCAACTCGTAGTTCGCAGCAAATAAAGACGGGGTCATTTTCGCGCGTTGGTATTTTATCTCTTCCGCACTCATAAGCCCCGTATCGTAGCATGTGTATTTTTTTATATTTGGCATCAGCAAACTGATTGCGTCTTCTTTGTGCCATGGAGTGCCGGTGTTTATAAAGCGGCCGCCTCTGTTTTTGACATTTTGTAATTCCTGATATGCCAGCTTTGTCTTCTCCCTCTCTGCCCGGCTTATCCTGTCGTTGACATTAACAATATCATCGGTAATGACTATATCGGCGTGTTTACCCGTGATGCTCGTTCCAATACCTAATGCCAGGATTTGACTTTGCCCGATGTTATCCGTGCATAAATTCGAGTGTATCTCTGATGATGTCTCTTTTGTGAGCTCCAGTTCTATCCCGTATATCTCCCTCACTATTCTCCGAAAACAGCCCGTGTGTAAAATCTTTGCAACCTGTCTCATTATCTCTTGCACGTCGGTGTCTGTCTTTCTGAAAAATATCACGCGTTCGCGCGGTTTTATTATGAGATGTATGGCCAGAAATAAAGAAATAACGGTTGTCTTATAACTGCCACGGTGTCCCAATAAGGTGATATCCTCGGATGAATAAAGAAAAAGCTTCAGCCATTCGTTATGTAGTTCTGTGAGCTTATCCAGGCCGATGAAATGGCCCAGCTTGTATGGCTTGTCTCGGATGAGCTCCAGGATGTCTTTCCGTTTCATTTGAAGTAGTCCTCAAGCTCTTTCTCGGTCTCGTCTATGGCCTTTGCTATCTCCACCTTTTGCACGTCGGATTGTCCCAAAAAATTCTTACCGAGGAATATTGCCATTGCTGCGTTCTTTTCCGCCAGCTTCCACTGACTTCTCCGGAGTGAAACTTTGCCGAGTTCTCTTTTTTCGCGAAATATCTCGGAGAAACTCTTTTTATAGGTATCCTTGCACCATCTCGTTAAAGTTTTATCTGTAATGCCGAAAAAACCGCATATCTCCTCCTGTGTGCATTGGAGACCGCAGAGCTTTTCGAACTGATTCTTGTCTATATTTGCGCGGGGTCTTCCGCCTTTGTTAACAGCCTGCCCCGCTTTGGTCTGTTTTGTGTCCATGTTATCCCTCTCATTATCTTTTCAGTTAAGCTCATTATTTCGTCAGCGTGTGTACCGAAGAACTCGCACATCTTTTCTTCGTCATAAGCTTCAGCTGTTAGTCCGTAGCAAAATAAAAAGGCATGCACTAATTCATGAATCACTGTTGCCTTTGTCATTTCTTTACTCATTCCCTTACGTATCTTGATTGTTTGTTTCAGGTATTCTGTAAGGCCTAAACAAACCGTACCATCAAGAGCGCAGTCAGGGACAAACTTAACTTTCCATTTGTAGTTGTGTATTTTGATAGTCATTTCATTTCGTCAATCAAAACCTCAACCATCGGTTCATCACTGTACTTCTTGTTAATGACTAACTGCACAATCTGCGAGTCATCAACGTAAGCAATACCGTTCAGGGCGTCCATGATTATCTTTCCGAGGTTGTCTATATCAGGGCGGCTTGTAGGATATATCTTCCCTGTTCTTGCCTGTTCCTGTTTCTTCTTGCTCCAGCTTGTAGGGATTGAGAAGTAACACCAGATAATCATTTTGAGTGGGGTGTTTTCTATTGGTGATTGAGGTAAAAGCTTGCTTTCTTTGGCTGCCTGTATGACCTTTTCTTCGTACAGCAGCGTCTCTTTCGGTGTATATGTAATCCCGGATTTCAAAACGCGGGGCCTCTGTTTCGGCTGCGGTTTTCCAGGAACTGTAAAAGTTATCATCTTTGTTGGCTAAGGTAACCGATACATTAGATTTAATATGTCGTCTTTGTTTAGGCCTGCCTTTTTTGTGTGCTTCGGATTGTACTTGCTAACGGTCCAGATGTCTCCGCTAACTTCTGTTGTTATCCTGTCGATGCCTAAAAAAGAAACCCCCGCTTTGATAAGCGTCAGGGCTATCTGGTTTTTTATATTTTTCATTTTGTTTCCTTTCTGTTTTTCGCAGCCGAGATTTTTCACTTCTGGCTTTTTTTTGAGCTGCGAGTTTTATTTTAATCCGTGCTTTTGTCGGTCTAAGACTTCTTGCTTCTTCGCGTTGTTGAATCTGTCAAGTGAGCCGACCAGGTAACCTGTGATTCGTCTGATTCTCTCGAAGTTAACACCTTCACCGACTTGTCCATTTTCTATTCTGACTTTCTGCATTGTTCTATTTCCTTTACGAGTGCTGCATGTTCCGGCTTTGACAGGAACTCTAATATGACATCGGCATTGTTATCGGCCCACTCTTTCGCTGCTTTCTGTGTGTCTTTAATTGCAATCTTATATCCGGTGCTGATATCTGTTACGACCCATACACCAGGGGCTGCTTTATGCACTCCGATATCGTAATATCCTGACTTCGTAATTTGTCCGGTAACTTGCTCTCTTACTTTCTCTCCGTCCCGTAGGACTGTTATGTAATAAGTATCTTTCTTCCAAGCCATGAGGGGCTCCTTTCTGTGATTGAGGTAAAAGTTTGCTTTTTTATGCGGGGTAAACTGTGAATCCGTGCACTGACTTCCGGCAGCCTTTGCCGTGGTATACATTACTCAGCGGCCAATATGGAATATCATGTGCTACTGCTGCTGCGTGGAGGCTGTCGAATGTTTCAG